GCTACCGACTAGCAAACCGCTGGGAGGTGCAGATGCAGGGAACCACAAGACGCCCTGAAGCTCTAAAACACGCAACATTTGACGGAAAGGACAAGCAATGATCGAAACGAGAAGCGAAACCTTCGCAGTCGAAGTCTTCGAAGCTTGGATGGAAATCTACGAGGACAAACTCGCAGAACTATTCGGCCAAAATCCGAGCATCAGCATCGCACACCACTACAAAGACCGCACGGTCACGGTCACGGAGTTCCCGAGTGAAGTCCGCAAGGCCAGCATGATCGACATGATTAAAGAATGGGAAGGAGCAAGTGAATAAATGTCATTCGAAAAAGTAAACCCAAGCCATCCAGATAAGGTCGCAGACCGAATCGCAGGCGCGATCGTGGACATGGCCTACAAAAAGCAGGATGATCCAAAAATCGCAGTTGAGGTTCTAATCGGGCACAAAGAGTGCCATATCATCGCCGAAACGAGTGAGCATATCAACCCAGAAAGCGTATGCGAAGCGGTGGAACGAATCACAGGACAAGAATCAGCTCTGAATGGGATGGCATACGGCAAAGACGATGAAAAATGCCTCTGGGTTGACTTCATTCAGGTCGCTCAAGACGAGCATTTGGCAAAGAACCAGGACGAGAAGATCAAGTGCGGCGACAATGGCATCTTCAAGGGAGTCCTGACAAGCCCAGAAGAGAATCTGCTCGCAAAGACGGTCAAGGAGCTCTATGACAAATTCCCGACCGACGGCAAATTCATCTACACGGAAGCTAAGAATGGCGAAGCTCCAGAATTCATCGGCTGCCAGAGCAACATCACGCTCGACGACTTCGAACGCGCCATGGCTGAAACTACACTCCCAGATGAAACCGAACTGGTCCTGAATCCTCTCGGAGAATGGACTGGAGGCACGAATGTCGACACAGGCGCAACGAATCGCAAGCTCGGCTCAGACATGGGCAGAGCAGTCACAGGCGGAGGCTTACACGGCAAAGATTTGAGCAAGGCAGATGTCAGCGTCAACATCGCGGCTCACCTATACGCCCAAAAATACCGCTGCACGGTCGACGCAGTTTGCGCGATCGGAGATGAAGCGGTAGCATTCACATTCCACCGCGCCGGCGCAGCAACAATCACCCGATCCGTCGACTACGAAGACATCGTCAACGCAGCGCGAAACTACATCAAAGAGATTGGCGGGTTCGAGAAGCTCGCAGAATGGGGTTTGATATAAGGAGAAAAATGGCAGACTGGCACAAATTCAAAACGTGGCGCGACATCAAGAAATGGGCAGAAGATCACAAGCTCAATCATCTAGTCGCAAGGATGGACCTCAACAACGACTGCTGGAACAGCTCGGGAGAGTTCGGCAGAAGCCAGGTCCAAATCTGCGACGCGATAAGGCTCGCAGGAACAGAAGACGACGCGCTCAAGATCGCAGCTCAACTCAACGAAGAAATGGAGGAGAATTATGGGCTGTGGACGGAAAATAAGGAGGAAATGAAAAAATGACGCCAAAAATTCAAATCGAATACAGGCCACTCAACGAGCTGAAGAAGCTCGAAGACAATCCACGCACGATCAAGAAGAAGGACTTCGAAACGCTCAAGAAGAGCGTCCAAGATAATCCGGACTACTTCGAGGCTCGACCACTCATCCTAAGCGACAGAACAGGCGAGCTGGTCATAATTGCGGGCAACATGCGCTACGAAGCAGCAAAGGCCATCGGAATGGAACAAGTGCCAACCGTGACGCTCCATGGACTCACTGAAGAGAGAGAGAGAGAGAACTCATCATTCGCGACAACATCAACAATGGAGAATGGAACTTCGACGAACTTCTCAATAGCTGGAACGTGGACAAGCTTCAAGACTGGGGCATTCATAACATCAAGCAGTCAATCGAGGACGAGAAGCCGATGAGCGAAACACCTCCGAGCATCGTCGCAAGTTTCATCACGCTCGACTACAATGACGAAATTCAGCTCCAAATTACGGACGAAACAGCAGAAGCGCTCATGAACGAGATGGTCGCTTATAAGCAGAACAGGGGCACATATGACGGCTTCTGGGATGAGAGGCTGAAGAATGACTAAGCGAGTGGCATGGGCGCTCTTTGACAGCGAAACGGGCGACTATACAAAGGCAATCAATAAATTCTTCCCAGAACAGGTCGAGGTTTACGGCGTCGGCATGAGTCACTATGGCAAAAGCTCCACGCACTACTTAAACTTCAATCTGGCGGACTTCAGTGAGCTTTTTACAGGAGAGTCAATCGGCAAGAGGCTGCTCAAGAACTTGCCAAAGCCGGACATCATACTGGCAAGCCCACCGTGCGAAAGCTGGAGCCACATGACTGGCCTCAATAACGGAAACATTCATTGGAAGAGATACGCAAGCAAACTCTTCCCAGAGAACAAGGTCTTCCAGCTTCAGGATCAGGACGTGGAGAGTGCATACTTCGGCAAGCCAACGCTCAACAGAGTCTACACGAGAATCAATGGCGAACTCTGTCACCAGAACACCTGGGCAATCATCAAGGAAGCGAATCCTGGCTTCTTCATGGTAGAGAACCCGGAGAACTACAGCTGGGATTACATTCAAAAGTACGTGCCAGGCGGAGTGCCAAAGATGCACCTCAACAAGGTCGTCTACTCGGCCTACGACCCGCAGAAATTCAGTCCAAAGCGCGAAATCTTCGCAAGCAACATCCCGCTGCATCTGAAGCAGACCTTCGTGCAGAAGAATGGCAACTCAATCAAGAGCAGCTGCGACACAAACGGTTTCATCGGCAAGAATTACTCGACAAGAAGTCAAATCCCAGAGCTTTTGATCAAGGAGGTGGTCGAAAAAGCACTAAAACACTTGGAGGAGCAAAAATGATCATCACGATCGCAGAACCACAAGAGCTGGAGCTTATAAAAGAAATAACGGGCGACAGAAGCTGGAGCGGACGAATCATCATCACGGGAGTCGGCATGATGAACACGATCCGAGCGCTTAAAGATGTCGACAGAAGCTCAACAATCCTTAACCTGGGCTACGCAGGCTCAAATTCGCTCGAAAAGGGCAAATGTTACCAGGTTAGTGCAAGCTTCACACATCACAGCTTGGCGCAATTCAAAGAAGAGCCAATCTGGCTCGACCAATACTTCAAAGATCGTGACGCCTTCCCATGTTACTCGGCGACAGACTTCGTGGAAAAGACAGAGGTCGATCATCCGGCACTTTTCGACATGGAGCTGGCAGCAATCGCAGCCATGGGCTTCAATCGCGTGATGAGCATCAAGAAGGTTTCTGACACGCTGAACTACAAAGAGTATAAGGAGGCTTAAATGGCAAACGAGCAAAACCTGGTGCCATTTGTAGCGGGCACGATAAGCAGCGAACAAGCAAAGAAAAACGGTTCCAAAGGTGGAATAGCGTCAGGAATCGCTCGAGCAAAGAAGAAGACGCTCCGAGAATTGGCGGAGATGATCGCTCAGATGCCAGTAAAAAACCCAAAGACAAGAGCAATCATGGAAGCTGCAGGATTCACAGACGAGCAGATGACAAACGATGCAGCGATGCTACTCGGACTACAACTCAAGGCGCAGAATGGCGATCCAAGCGCAGCAAAGCTTCTGGCAGAGATGCGCGGACAATACAGCACAAGGGTCGAGGTCGAACCAGTCCAACCGAAGCCACTCATCGACCTTACAAACACAATCGAGGCAGAAACAAAGGACAAGGAATGAAGCGCTTCGCCCTATACCTATTGAGATGGCAAGCCAGCACCATCATTCTTGCGCCGTGCATCGCGCTGCTGGCAAACTACGGAGCAATCATCAGCGCGGTCGTCGGAAACTTCATCGGCGGCTGCATTTTCTATTTTGTGGACAAGAAAATCTTCAAGGAGGAAAAATGACAGGAGCAGAACTTAAACGAGCAAGGCTCAAGCTTGGTAAGACCCAGGCACAAGTAGCGCGAGAATTAAAGCTCACGCCGGACGCAATCTGCAAGTACGAAGCAGGCACTCGTGACAACACGCTCAAGAAGATCGAGAAATTACTTAATGGCTACGGCTTCGCGATCGTAAGCACCGAGCCAAAGACAGAGCCGGAAGCTTGGAACGATTACACGGAGCAGAAATGAAGCAGGCAATCACGCTCATCGTGCCAACTTACAACGAGGGGCCATTCATCGACCGCTGCATCAACAGCATTAAGAACCAGACCGTGCCGTTCGATCAGGTCATCTTCATCGACGACCACTCAACAGACGGAACGGCAAAAAGCTTGCTCACGGTAAATGGCGAGCAAGACTGGACGTGCTGCAGGTTCATAAAGAATCAGGGCGTAAGTGCAGCGAGGAACAAAGGCATCCGAGAGGCCAAGGGCGACTGGATCACATTCCTGGACGCAGACGATGAGCTTCTTCCGGACGCTTGCGAGAAGATGCACAAGGCGCTCGAGAACTACGGGAGCAAGGCCAACTGGATCCAATTCAACCACTTCCGCCATTACGCAAAGATCGACAAGACGGTCAAGAAGTACTGGAACCCGGAGGGCTGGATTGACGTTAAGAACTTACATGACAAGCACTGCTGGTGGGGAGTTTGGAATAAGCTCATCCGAAAGGACGCGATTGAGTGGCCCTTTCCGGACGAGATGCGCTATGGCGAGGACGGCATCTGGGTGCTCCAACATTTGCTGGACGGGGCTAAGATTTGGCAGGTAAACGAAGAAACAGTCGTCCACCACTTCGAGAACCCGAACAGCCTCACCAAGAGCAAGACGGCCGAACAGCTGGACATGCTCGAAAACGAGCTCCGCTACATACTCTGGCAAAACGCAAGCCCGGCGGATCCGTACGAGAACATCAAGGCAATAATCGAGTGCATCGACAGAGTGCGAGAAAACCCAGTCTATAAGGAGATTCGCAAATGAACGACATCGTCTACTTACTCAAGGACGGACCAAACGAGGAGCTGAGATACAGCCTGAGGAGCGTCGAGAAGAACTTCCCACACCGCAGAGTGATCTTCGTTGGTGGCAAGCCGGAAGACATCACGCCAGACAAATTCATAAAGGTCGAACAGAACCAAGGCTCGAAGTGGAACAATACGCGCCAGAACTTACAGCGAGCTTGCGAAGACGAGGACATCAGCGAGAACTTCTGGCTCTTCAATGACGACTTCTTTATTATGGGAAGCTACCGAGGAAACGGCCTGGAGTACGACTCGACGCTGTGGCTTCATATTTGCGAGATTGAGAACCGCCACAACATGAACAAGAGCAACTACACGCTCAGGCTCAGGCACTTGCTCAAAACGCTGCGACAAGCAGGCATTTCTGATCCGAAGAACTATGCAGTCCACAGACCAATGCTAATCAACAAGAGCAAAGCTTTGGCAGTGATGGCAAAATACCCAGACGAGCCAATGTTTCGGGCCTTATACGGCAATCTAGAGGGCTCAGAGGGCAAACCAGTCAAAGACTGCAAAGTCACTCCATGGCTCAAGCCACCGTACGAGCTGAGCGACATTATAAGCACCGAAGACCGATGTTTCGCACAGGACGCCGTCGGACGGTACATACGCGAACGCTTCACAGAGCCAAGTCGCTGGGAGGTTTAAGATGCCAAACTACGTCACAACAGCACTCAAGAAACTGAAGCCATTATTTATAAGCAAGAAGCGCTTCCTAATCGCACAAGGTGGCATGCGCGCCGGGAAGACCTACCCAATCATGATGCTCATCATTAGCTGGTGCCAGACAAACGCCAACAAAGTCTGGAGCGTGGCAGGCATTAGTTACCCACACCTCGCCAAAGGCGCAATCCGCGACTTCCAGGCCATCATGAAGAACGCCGGAATCTGGGAGCCAGAGCGATGGAACGGCAGCTCGAAGCAGTACACCTTCAGCAACGAAACCATCCTCGAATTCATCAGCGTGGACACGATGGACGCCCACGGCCCAGCGCGTGATGGTCTATTCGTCAATGAGGCGAACGACATGAGCTGGGAAACATTCGACCAGCTCGCAAGCCGTACAGGCGACAAGATCGTCATCGATTACAACCCGACCGCCGAATTCTGGGCGCACACGGAACTACTGGCTAAGAAGCCGGAGCGCTGCGACTTCATAATCCTGACATACAAGGACAACGAGGCGCTAAACAAGAACATCCGGGAGTATATCGAAGACCACAAACCGAAGGACGGCGAAAAACCGAGCAACTGGTGGCTAGTTTACGGACTCGGGCAGATTGGCTCACTCGAGGACAACATCTACCATGGATGGCGCAAAGCGACTGCACAGGAGCTTCAAGAACCAGGCAAACTCGTCCGATATGGTCTGGACTTTGGCTACAATGACCCAACGGCGCTGGTGGCCATATACGAGCGCCAGGACGGCCTCACAATGGTCAGGGAATTGCTCTACGAGTCCGAAATGAACTCCGACCAATACCCAGCCACGCTACAAGCCTTGAAGATTGACCCAAGCGTCTTGATCGTGGCAGATTCAGCAAGGCCTGAGATTATAAGCGCCATAGCTCAAGCAGGCTACTTGATCATGGGTGCAGACAAGAACGCAGGAAGCGTACTTCGAGGCATCGACCGAGTCCAGCAAAGGCAGGTCATCTATGAGGGCAAGAACCTGGAGCGCGAGTACTTCAGCTATGCCTGGCGCAAGACAAGAACCGGCAAGGTGCTGGAAGTTCCAGAAGATGGCAACGACCACCTTCTAGACGCCACACGCTACGCAGTGGACAATTTAGAGCAGCCACACTTTGATTTTTAAGCGGCCACCGAGAGGTAGCCGTTTTTATATCGTGTCGTTCGAAGAAGAAAACCAAGGCAACTAATAAGGAGCAGGACATGGCACTCAAGATCGCAGGCATCGAGCCGGTAGAACTCGGCGACCGCCAATGCAAACCACGCCTTGACGCAGACAAGCGTCTAAGGCTCAGACAAATCAAACTCGACACAAAATCAAGCACAGAAAAAGCAATCGAGGTTATAGCTTCATGCTTCCCGGATGATGAAGACTTCGTGAAAGATTTCTTGAAGAACGAAGCAGGCCAAACAGACCTCCAGCTTGTTGCGCTCTACTTACAAGGTGGACAGCAAGCGCTCGACAGTTATCAGCGCATCCTAGACAAGCTCATGGCTGAAGCTACTCAGAACGTCACAAGCACGATCACGGAGGGAACAGATGCCAACAATTAAGCTGGTCTATCAGGACTGCCCGATGTGCGGTGCCCGAGAAGACTGGGGAGAGAAGCAGACTCGAATCGCAAACGAGTCAGGTCTTGAGATTGAGAAGGTCAGCTTCGCAAGCCCGGAAGGCTCCCACCTATGCAAGGAAGCCATCTTCGCAGGAATCACAAAACTTCCATTCTTCACGGACGGCCTAATCTTCCGCGATAGCTTGGAAGACTGGGCAAAAGCTAAGAAGCCAGCCTCAAAGACCACAAAGAAAACACGCAAGAAAACGGAGGCTAAGAAATGAGCTTCATCGACAGAATCATAGACGCAAGAAACACACGTCAGCGCAACTACCGAGCCGAACAGGCACAGAAGGTAGCACAAGAAATACGACAGAACTTCAGACTGAGTCCACTTTGCTCAGACTACGAGAACCTATTCGCACAAGTCAGGCCACTAATCAACGAAATGAAGATGGTCCGACCATTCGCAGTCAACGAGCGCGGCGAGAAGATCAAGAACCCAGCCAAGACGCCAGAGCTGAACTTGCTCGACTACCCGAATGAAGAAATGGGCTGGGCAGAGTTTGCTGACTTGATATTTGCCACCTGGCTCACCAAAGACCAGCTCTTCATTCACGTCCACTTTGACGAAAAGCGCAGGAATATAATCGGCTACTCAATCATCCCGAGTAACGCTTTGACCTGGAACGGCGTCGAATTCGTCTGGACGATTCGTGAAGCAGACGGCCACGAATACGAGATTCGCAAAGACGAGGTCATGACGCTTCGCTTCAGCCGAAGCCCAGACGATCCATTCCGTGGCGTAAGTCCTGCAACGGCTGCAAGGAACTGGGCACAGACGGACGACCTAGTCGCACAATACCAGCGTGCCTTCTTCGAAAACGGTGCAATCCCTCAGACAATCACCTTCATTACGGCTAGCACGCACGAGAAGTACGAGCAGACACGCTACGAGCTCGAGCGCAAGCTTCGCGGCGCAGAGAACCACAACAAGACGGTCTACGCTTGGCGCCAAATGCTCCCAGGCAGCGGCGAAACGATGGACCAAATCGAGGTCAAGACGATCCAGGCGCCAAACAACACGCTCGCGATCAAGGAAATCGTGGACATCGTCAACGACAGGCTCAACAAGAGCGTCGGCGTTTCAAACTTCATACTTGGTGACGACAGCTCGGCTAAATACAGCAACGCAGAGCTAAGCCAACAGCAGTTCATTCGCACCAGAGTCTTCCCAAGCTTGGTCACTTTCTGGTCACAGTTCCAGTTCGAGCTTGACAGAATCACCGGTGGCCTTGGCTACGCGATCCAGTTCGAGCTAGAAATCCCAGAGCTTACAGAACGCGCTCAGGTCAAAGCAGACACGGCCAGAGTGAACGCTGAAACGCTCACAGGGCTAATCAGAGCAGGCGCAGACGCCACTTCGGCCGTCCAGGCGCTAGAACTACCAGAAGCATGGCTCAAGGTCGCTTCTGGCATCCAAATCAAGGCACTGGCAGATGAAGACTCATACACACAGGAGTCACCCCTCGCAATAGACTCCAAATCTTTTAAGTGCGCGCATGGCTGCCAGTGCGCTCACGAACACCTCACGGACAGCGTCAAAGATTTGACGGCATCCGAGCGCAAGCTATACCAAGTCTTGGTAGATATGGCAGAGGCCATCATGGCGAACGACCCAGGACTAAGCAAAGAGGACGTCGTAGACCGAGTGGTCGAGATTCTTGAAGCGGAAGGCATGAAGGGAGAGAAGCAGGCAATCAAAATGATGCTCAAGCTCTTAAAGGACAAAGAAATCCAAGCCGAGCTTACCGACCAACTCAAGGCCGCTCAACTCAACGCGGCGATCATCGACAGAATCCGAACCCGAGCTGCCTTGATCGTGAATCATTACGACGAAGAGGTCCGCGACGTAATGCGCACAGTTCTTGAGAACACCAGAGCGCTTACAGCTAACGAAATTGAGAAAAAGCTCGCAGAGGCAATCCCACGCGCAAGAGCAAGGATGATCGCAAGAACGGAAACGGTCTACGCCTTCAAGAGCGTCCAGGTCGACGATTACGAGAATATCGAGAAGACATGGGGCAAAAAGTACGGCTTCCATATCGACTGCATCTGGAGATGCCAGAAGGACGGCACAACTTGCGACGTTTGCGCAGCGATGGATGGAGAGAGAACCACAGTCGGCAAAGCCTACGAGCATGTAGTCACGCTTGCTAAGGACAAGCTCCTCGCAAACGGTCAAATGCTCGAAGCAGGCACCACAATCGAATGGACGCCGAATGAGTGGAACGATCAAGGACTCATTCCACAGCCTCACCCGAACTGCAGATGCTACTTTGAAACCGTAATCGTGCCGGAGGAATTGAAATGAAACTAACCTGCCCGAAATGCGGACGAGTGCTGGGAGATACCCAGAAGAGCATCGACGCGCACATCAACTGCAAGCGATGCGGCGAGCAAGAAATCCACGCAAGAATCGCAAGCTTTGACAACTACTTAAAGGCCACAGAGGCCACGGAGGAATCCAATGACTAATCCAAACAACGCAATTGGCACGAATGGTGCATTCAGCGGTAGAACTTCACCAAACGCCCTAAATGACGTACTAGCGAGCTTCACAGGCGGAATCGTTAGCGGCTGGGTTTGCTCGCCAAAGACCGGCATGACCGTCCAGCTTGGCGGAAGCGCAAGCACGAGAGATGTAGCACTAGCTGAAGACAACGCCGGAAATAAGCTCACGATCGACAACCGCTCAGGCGCACCAGTAGAGATCACCCTAGACGGCGCACCAAGCACCAACAACCGCATCGACGCCATTGTCGCTTACGTCGACAACCCAAGCACCGGCGACGACAACACAACCGACAACCCAAGCGCTTGTGGCATCATCACAGTCAAGGGCACGGTCGCAGCCAACCCATCGGCTCCAAGTGAAGCACAGATTCGCAGCGCGATCACAACAGACGGCGCAACTGGCGGCGTAGCTTACTACGTGGTCCTTGCTACGATCCTTGTCGGCACCAACGTCACCACGATTGGCTCGGGCGTTATTACTCAGGGAGCAATCGCACAGGTCGAAACAGCACAGAATCAGGCGGCAACTGATGCTCAGACCACCGCTGATGCGGCTAATACCTTGGCTACAGCCCTTGCTTCGTTCGTGAATATCAACACTTTCAACACTTACAACACCACCTCGCAGTTCACACGCCTATCTGGTTCTGGAACATGTAGCTCGGCAAATATTACAGTCGCAACAAATGCAGATAAGTCACTCGCCAAGATTTACGGGACTCTTTATATTACAAGTACTGGTTCTGGCGACACCAAGTGGAGGCTCAATGTAGACACTGGCCTTCGTCCAACTTCTGCGATCAACGTCAAAGGCATTTTGTACCTATGTCCGGTTTCAGGTTCAAACATTGGGAACACAGGTACAGTAACTATCAACACCAACGGGACTATCGAATTCGCTTCGTATAACAACGGCTCAAGTGCGGTAGAGTTCTATCTCTGGGCTTGCGTTCTCTGGATCAAAGACTTTGGCGATGCCTAAAACAACTTAGAGAAGAGCTAAATCCCCGAACACCCGGGGATTTTTCATGCCGTGTCGTTTCAACGCTAAAACCAAGCCATGAAGACCACTCACATCAACGCAGCATTCGTGGCCGACGCAAAGACGGCAACAGAGCGCCGCTTCCGCAACATCCTGGCCAATAGTGGCCGCGTGATGGAATCGGGAGAGGTTCGCGACATCGCCAACCTTTACGTAATGGGCACAAACGGCGAACTATACAGAATCGCCGACCTAAACACCAACCCAGACAAACAGACGGAGAAATACTCGGTCAAAGCTCAGGCAGACCACGGCGAGATCGTAGACGGAACAATCGTTCCAACGATCGAGAAGCAATTCGGGTCCTGCAAAGTTTGGCTCGAAGAAGACGGTCTTCACGCCCGGATGTACTTCGCAGACGGCGATGCCCTAGCAGACCATGCCTGGGCAATCAGCCAGGACGCAAGCTACTCAATCGGCATGGAGTGGTACGAAGAAGGCTACTACGGCACGGGCTATGAAATTGACCAGCCAATCGGAATTCTGCGCGAGATTTCGATGGTGCTTACAGGAAACGATCCGCGCGCTAAGACTATCGACCAGAAACCGACAACCGAAGAGGGCCAAAGGGCTACGGCTGACGGAGCTGGTGAACAAACAAATAATTCGGAGGAAGAACAGGTGAAAACCGACAACCTCACCCCAGACGAAAACGTAGCTTTGAAGCGCGCGCTCGTCGAGGAATTGAGCCAAGTCGTCGACAACTTCACGACTGAAGCTCCGGAATCCCAAACCGAACCAACAGCTGACTCATTAGATGCAGAAGGTGAAGCAGAAGCTCCAGAAGCTTCAGCCGAACCAGAAGCACCAGCAGAAGAAGCTGAGGCAGAGGTCGAGGAAACCAAAGAAGAAGAAAACGAACCACAGGAGGAAGACAAAGTGGCAGAAAACGAAGCAGTCGCAACGACTGACAAACTCACAAGCCCAGTCACGATCGTCAAGGACCGCCAGGTCGCACAGGAAAAGGTCGTCGCTAAATATGACTGGCTACACAGCGAAGCTGGCCATCAGGCATTCGCTGACACCCTTAAGCGCGTAGGTCGCCTAGGCGCAAGATTTGATGCTGAATGGGCACAGGTCGCAGGCCAGCACATGAGCCTCGACGGCATTTCTGGTTTGCCAAACCCAGCACCAGTCGATCAGTATTTTGTAGACGCACTCGAGAACAGCGATGGCATCATCAGCCGCTTCGAGTTCATTACAGCAAAGAGCTTCAGAATTCACGTTCTTGAAAGCGACAGCCGCGCTCTTGGTCACAAGAAGGGCGACACCAAAGCTAACCAGTCCGTCACCGACACAACCCGTGACTGCTTGGTCAAGATGGTATACAAGCGCCTCGATCTAGACGCAACTGAGCTCTATGAAAACCCATGGCTCATCGACTTCCGCTCACGCGAACTAGTCGACCAGATCATCCGCGAGCTTGAGCGCGCTGCATTCATTGGCGATGGCCGCACAGCTCCATCTGGCTCTGATCCAGATTACCGCCTCTTCGACGGCACCCGCGGTCTATACAGCATCCTCGCAGATGCAACCGCAAACTCTGGCATTGGTACCAAGCTTGCTTCAAGCGTTTCAGTAAACGGCAACCTATACGACGGCGTCGTAGAAGCTAAGGGCGAAATCAAGACCGAAGGTGGTCAGTACCTCGTCTGCAAGGGCAGCTACATCACCGCACTTCGCACCGCCAAGACTGCAAATGGCTACTTGATCCAGCCAGGCGCACGCATTGAAGACATCCTCGGCGTTGAGCGTGTTTACACCCCAACCTGGATGGACAACGCTTCAGTCGATGCAATCCTAGTTGTAAACCGCGCCTACAAGCACGGTGGCGAGCGCAACATCCGCGTCCGCGCAGACTTCGACACCAGCACCAACACCGACATCTTGCTCGATGAAACTCCACGCTGGGGTTCCCTTGGTGAAAAGAAGTCCGCAGTAGCAATCACACTCAGCGGCACCAGCGAGTCCTAATAAATAAGGAGAGAGAACATGACGCAAGACGACTACAAGCTCTGGACTGGCTCAACAGCCAGCTACACGAACGAAGAGTGGCAGAAGATCCAATCCGCGGCGACTACTCGCCTTGCGCGGTTCCTCTGCTTGGACATCTTCCCGGAAACCTTGCCGGATGACTTGGCGGAGATGCTTGCCTTCTTCATAAGCGCAGTAATCAACCGCCGAACAGACTCCGGCTCGGTCGAACGGAAGACAGTCCGAAACTTCTCGGTAGAATTCAGAGAATCGACTGCCGCCGACGCCTTCGCTGCAATCTATCAGCAATTTGAAGACGTCATCGAAGCTTACAGCCAATGCGGTCCAACCATCACGGTCGAAGGCACCAGAAGGCACTGCTGCAATGGACGTCTTTGAAGCCTTCCCGAACGCGCTGGAAACTTGGAAGATTGGCGAAGTAAACTATGGCACAATCCAAGGCACCACGGTCGGCGAACTTACCAGCATTCGCGTAATAGTCGACCAAGGCTCAGCTGGCGATCCACAGAACGCGCCAAACGCGGCCACGATCACAAGTGACACCTTGCTCTACGCCGTACCAAGCGACCTGCCAACCACCGACCCGAGCGAACTGGTGGCCGATTACATAATCGTCGACCCAGAAGGGCGCTTCTACGAGGTCATGGACGCAGGCAAGGGCAAGAATCAGCACACAGGCCAACTCGAGCACGTAGAGCTCAAATTGAGGCCAACAGAGGCCTTACAGGCCGAAGAGGAGTCCGAATAGCATGGACATGGAAACCGAGCTCATAAAGGCCGGAAGCGTGGTCGCAGGTGAGGTCACAATCACCTGGGAGATTCAGAAGATCAAAAACTGGGAACGCAAGTTCGCGATCGGAATGCTTACTCTTGCTAGCGATGTGGCCAACAACGCCAAGAATCGCGCCCCATACGTAACCGGCGCCCTTAAGAACTCGATTAGATTCGGAAGCCCAACCAAAGTCCAACAAGTCCGAGTGGCCTCAGCCGCTGAACTTACCAACCTCGGAACAGCCGACGACGTCCTAGAAGAAGGCGAAGTCGATGTGGTAGCAGGTGGCACAAGCGCACCGATGAACCAAATCGTACTTACGCCAACGGGGCAAAACGCAGCCGCAGGCAAAGGCCTAAGATTTGTAAACTACGCCGCCAAGCGCGAAGCAGGTCCAAACCGCAACCCAGCAACTGAACACTACATGGAGTTCGCACTAAACGACTGCCACACCTCAGGCTGGGAGAAGAAATACTTCGGAGATATAGTCAAATGATTACACTCGCAATACTTCAGAAGATGGTCGCAGACGGAGTCGCAGGACTCATTCAAGACAAGACAATCTTCTGGGAAGAAGCGCCACTTCAGAAGAACGGCGCACCAGCTCAGGGCGTCTGGATCGTGACACGCGGCGGAAGCTTGCGAAACACACCACACGGCCACAATCAAAACACGATCGCTGACATCTACATCGCATTCGCAGATAAAATCCGAGCCGAGCAAACATTCGCAGCAATAATCGAATGGATGCGCCAAAACCTCGGAATTTGCGAGCTAAGCGGAGCCGTCGGCGACAGTCGCTACACCTTCACGAACATCAGAATTCGACCAACAGCCAGCCCAAGCAACTCGGGCGCAACTTTGGACGGAATCATCGTCAAGGTGGCTAGCGCTGAAATCTACTACGACCAACCACAACAACAGGAGGATTAAATGCCAACTACACAAATCACCCAGCTCCGCCGCCTCGTCTTCCGCAAGAAGGTTTCAGGCTCAGCAAGCTGGACTGGCTTCACAATGGAAGCCGATGACCTAGGCCAGGACACGATCATGTCCGTCACAATCGCTCCACGCAAAGCAGAGCGCGCTTCAAGCGTCGCTACTACCAGCACACCAATCGCTGGCACGCTTGGCGAATTTGCCGGCTCGATCACATTCCTAGCCGACACCTTCAAGCCACTCGGCCAGGCAATGGGTCGCTGGGTAGCTGCTACCTACGCAGGCGCAAGCGCAACAGCCGGCCAGATTACGGACGATGCCTCAAACCTTTGCGGCGACGGCGAATACTACGACGTAATCGCTCAGGGTATCTGCGACGATGGCTCAGAAACCGACATCGAACTTACACGCTGCATTCCATCCGTGGATGATGCGCTTGAATTCGGCACCGGTTCTACTCAGACCATCACGCTCAATCTAAACCCAATGGTTTACAACACGGCACGCCACAGCTCCGATGGCTACCCAGCTTACAGCTACCGCTTCGGTGTTGAGAACATAGCCAAGAAGACCAGACTAAGCACACTCACCTTCGACTACGAAGACGTGAGCGAATAGGTCAGACACGATGACGGCGCACGGAATGACACTCGACCAAATCAAGGCCGAGGCTTTGCCAGAGGCGGGGCAGTACTTCCGCGCGTCGGACTTCCTGTCCGACGAGGAAAAGCAACAGATCCGAGAATCCAACGCCAAGGGCAAGGAAGAAGAGAAGCCATACGATCAAGTAGATGCCTTCGAGGCTGAGATGATCGCAAGATTCGGCTTTGATTTCTTCCAAGCTTGGCTTAAAGGCACCATCAGCGAAGACTTCGCAATGAAGGCAATGGCCGCCGAACGCGACCGGGAAAAAGCCAACATCGAAATCGTCTGCATGACTATATTTGCCACCGGATTTGGGGCAAACAACCCAGACAAGAACGGCCACGCCCCGAAAACGCTGCGACTCGCACAAGACATCCTCACAAAACTTCATAAATAAGGAGAACCCAACATGAGTACAACAGTTGGTGAGGCCATAGTAAAACTTAAGGCCGACGCCAAACCACTCGAGCAGGGTCTAAATCAGGCGGACAGCTCAATCAAGAGCAAAGCTGCTTCATGGGGCAAAGGGCTCGCAGGCTTAAGTGCAGGATTGGCGGTAAAAGCGGTCGCAGAAGCGACCGGAGCAGTCGCCACGATCGCGAAAAAGTCGAACGAACTCTACGCAAGCTTTGAGCAGAGCGTAGGCGGCACGGAAACGCTCTTCAAAGAAGCGTCAGACACCGTACTGGCCAACGCCGACAAAGCCTTCGAAGAAGCAGGCATCGACGCCAACACCTACCTCGAGAACGTAAACAGCCTAGCTGGCGCATTGATGCAATCCACCGGCGAAAACGCGGCAGAGGCTGCGAAATTAGCTGACACAGCCATGAAGAGCATCAGCGACAACTCGGCCAAGATTGGCACCGACATCAGCATGGTACAGAACGCCTATCAGTCCTTGGCCAGAGGACAGTTCATGCTTCTCGACAACTTAAAGCTTGGTTATGGTGGCACACGTGGCGAAATGGAGCGCTTGATCAAAGACGCCAGCCAGATGACCGAAGAAATGGAAAAGCTCGGCGTTTCAGTCGAAGCGGACAACATGGACTTCGGCAACATGGTAAACGCGATCGCAGTCGTCCAGGAACACATGGGCATCGCAGGCACGACCATAAACGAGGCCTACGAAACGATAAGTGGCTCACAGAAGATGGCCAAAGCTTCACTTGATGACTTCGTCCGAGGCTTGGCAGACCCAAATGCAGACCTTGGCAAGCTCTTCGAGAACATGGTCAAATCGGTCAAAACTTACGCCAGTAATCTTTGGAAATCTTTCAAGAGAATCCTGCCAAATATCGCAAATATGGCCGGCGAGATTGTAGGAGAGCTGGCGAATGCACTTCCAGGCATTATTACAGAAATCATGCCAGTCATAGTCGATGCGATCATGAGGGTCGCAAGCGAACTACTAAAGGCCACGCCACAAATCGTGGACGCTCTGCTCAAAGTGGCGCTCAATATCATCATTCAAGTCGCTCAAAATTTGCCACAATTGCTCAGCTCGATCGTGACGGCCATTCTTGGCATCGTGAACGTCCTGCTTCAGCCAGACAACTTGCTACTACTTCAGCGAGCATTCCTTGAGCTCTTACTTGGATTAGTCAGAGCCATCCCAGAAATCATCGTGGCATTCAACGAAGCGATGCCAACACTCTTCGACAACTTGATTGACATTCTTCTAGACCCGAACTTCCAGCTCATGCTACTAGAAGCAGGCGTGGAACTCTTCTTGGCGCTAGTAGAAGCAGTGCCAAAGATTCTAAATTCTTTGATTGAGGCCTGGAAGAAAATCTTCGGCAAGCTCTGGGAGGTCACAAAGAACATCTTCGGAAGCTTTGCTGCAGACTTTGGCAAAGGAATCAGCAACGCGGTAATCAGTGGCTTAAATAAGATGCTGGACTTCGTCGAAGGAGTCTTGAACGGGCCGATAAACGCGATCAACGGCGTCCTTGATGCAATCAACGCCATCCCGGGCGTAGACATCCAGAAGGTCCAGACGATCCAACTTAGTAGAATCCCACTTCAAGGCGAAGCAGCCATGGCGACTGGTGGCGTGGTCAATGCACCAATTCACGCACTAATCGGCGAAGCTGGACCAGAGGCTGTAATTCCGCTCACACGCGACACAGGCTGGGCAAAGGCAATAGCAACCGCCTTAGGCCAAGAATTCGCGTCTGAGGGCTTCTCAGGAGCTCACACGGTCAACGTTTATATGACAAACGAAATCAACAACAAGCTCGACATCAACGAAGTTTGCCGCGAGATGGTGACGAGCATCAGGAGGGCAATCTAATGCAAAATGACACCTGCTACATTCTCGCTTTGATCAAGCGCGATGATGGCGAGCGCTTACTGCTTGGCACGGGCTTCTATGAGTTCAAAGACGGGCTGAAGCACTTCGCACCGAATAGCTTCGCAAACGACGTGATCGAACTCCAAGGCGCAGACGGTCAGCTACTAGCTGGCCAGGTACGCCGAAGCACCACCCAAATCTTCGAGGGCATCATCGGTGACGCAGCGACCAGCAAGCAAACAGTCGAACAGAAGCGCCGAGAATTCTTCCTATTCTTCCGCAAGCAACACCACTACACGGTGGTCTACATCATGCCAGATGGCTCAGCGATTAAACGCGACCGAGGCTACATCACCGAAGCACCAGCAGTGCAAGAACTCTACCAGGTCCACCCAAGCTGGAAGATTGGCTTGGCATTTGAAGACGTGAACTACTACTCATACGCCGAAGACGCGGCCGGCAACGAGATCTATGCCTTCAACGCAACGCTAGCATTGGCCAACATCGAAGACGGTGGCTTGATCCAAGATTCAAAGGGCGCCAAATCTGACGCCAACGGCTACATCTTCGCAGCTTCGACAGGTGGCGGACCAATCAACGTCACGGTCAGCGGCGTGGACAGCGCCAACCCAGTCTGGCATGTTTACGGACCAGCAACCAATCCAACACTCACCAACTCCACGACCGGTGAAGCTTTGACATGGAACGGTACGGTGCCAAGCGCACAGGAGCTAATCATTGACATGGGCGCACAAACTGCCACGCTTGAAGGCGCAAACGTCTTCGAGTACGTAAGCGGAAGCTGGGTTCAGCTCGAACCGGGCGTGAATCGCATCAGCTACACAGCAAGCAATACAACAAGAAACTCGACCGTCTACTGGAACGAGGTCGTAGGCTAGGAGGCACCACATGATCACAACAGCCAACTATAAGCTCGAACTAAGACTGGACGGCGCACTAATCGGAGATTTGCGAAACATCGCGCAGAACCTCACATGGAGCCGGTGCAGGACCAACTACGGCGTCGACAGCATCAACTTCACGCTAAATGACCAAATCTTCGACAAGTGGTGCAAAGACAGAAACACCACAATCGACCAGATCATGAAACCATACGCGCTCGACTGCCGAGTCATTCGAAACGGCGAAGCAGTGGCCGGCGGTTTCTTAGCTACCAGGCCGAGCTATAATCCACGAAACGCAAGCGCCAACTTGGACTTCCACTTTGATGGCTATCTGAACCTTCTGGCTGGCGTTTACATCCACCCAACAGCTCAGCAGACCAAGTACGCCAACATCATGGTCAAAGATTGGATCACGCTGGCCGACACCAGAGCCACCACAGCCGGCAAGGCATTCGGCTTCACTTACGACAGCGTACACTCAGACACGCTCGCACAAGTGCAGCGAACTTTCGACAGCTACAAGACCGTGAAGGAAGCAATCTGCCAGATGACCGACAATGTGGATGGTGCCGGCATCTTCGACGTAATCTTCAACCCAGACAGGAGCTACTACATCACGAACCAACTCGGGCGAGAGATCACAAGCTGGCAGTTGTACTACCCGCCAAGATTGGCAGGCCAGTCAGTAAGCACGATCAGCGCAGAAGAGGTCCAAGGTTTCGCAAGTCATGTAATCACGCTTGGCGCAGGAGAAACGAGCCACGATCCAGCCAAAAGCACAGTCATCACGGCAGAATCGACCAACTCCGAAGCGGTGCAAGAATTTGGCTACGTCGAAACTTTGACACAATACTCAAGCGTCAGCCGACAATCCACTCTAGAAGGCCACAACGCCGCAGACCTCAGAGAGGCATCAAACTGCTTCTGGGAGCCAAACATCACGCTGACGGGCTCACAGACACCTCCAAGCCCAACGGAAGAGTACGGCTTGTGGATTGGCGATGTCTTCTACTTGGAAAACACCGTCGACCCAACTGGCTCAACTTCGGGCTGGTTCAGAATTCAAGCAATTGAGGTAGCAGTAAGCGCACAAGGCGCCGAAACAATCACGCCAATAATTGAGAGGGAAGCTTCAGCATGATTTCACTCTTCGAAAAGAATTTGAAACGCATGGAGTCCGAGCTGACAGATTTGAAAACCGCCCAAAAGCGTGGCCTGGGAACAATTCGCTTCTATACAGAAACGAAGCAAGTCACGCTAAGCCCAGGCGTTCAGGTCAACATCACAGCCACGCTCGACTCAGATGGCTACTTCCCAGGCTTCATGGAGCTGGTCGGCGGTCCACTATACGGCCAGATGGAAGTCACGGCAAACTCGCTCACTTACCAAGCCTCGGTAGCCAGTCAACTTTCGAAGACATTCCCACTAACAGTGGTCAGCTCAACCCCAATTCAAAGCTTGGAGATTACATACTCATGACAACATTTGAAAAAACGGTCAAAGCATTCCTAAGGGAGCTCACGGATTTGAAGGCTGCGCCAACCCGAAGCCCATCTGAGATGGTCATGAAGACGCGCACGATCACGATCTACCCAGTCATTCAAGGCTATATAAGCTCCAACACTTACCGAACAATGCCGACCAAAGCAGGAGTCGCAAAAATAACATTAGATGAGCCAGGCTTCGCAACAGTGGCGCTTAAAACACCGGAAGGCGAGCGAAGGTTCCTTCAGAGATTGCGAACAGACGACTCCGGCAACAGAGAATTCGTCTGCTGGCTTCAATGGGGCTCACCGGCCGACGCAGGCGAACTCGCAGGAAGCGGAACAAAGACCATTTCTCAAGAAATTGAGGTTACAGCAACCTGCGACTTCACGCTCACTCAATACCAAACGGAGGACTGGACAGCATGATCAAGAAGACAATCTTCGAAGAATACAACAGCGTCAAAAGGGAACTTCTCGAACTAAAGACCGCACAACTTAAGCCGTCAATTATGAAGCTCTTCGACTACACATTCACAGTTTCAAGCGTGGGAAGCTCGAATGGTGCAAGATTATATAGAATTCACTTCGTTCAAGATGAGAGCAATGAGCCGCCGCTTATTTGGAGCTTCCGCTTTTCAGGCCTTACAGGCTCGGGCCTGCACTTGGCCAGCTACAACCCAATAGCTCAAACGCAGGACATCAGAGTCGACAACTCCGGCTCGGTTTCAGTCACCCTTATAAGCACTCGAGAGATTGCCAGCGTAAGTTACGAAGGCCAAAATCCGAATCCGGTCTACCCATCAGCGATCGAGTGGACTCAGGTCAGAGATTTCTACCCAGCAAACATGGGGACAACGCCAGGCTGGTGTCTACAAAACACGCGCCTGGGCTTCCATATCTACTCGGGAACTTACCCATCAGCGCGCGCCGATATGGAAGCGCAGCAAGCCAACGGAACGCTCCACAGTGGAACGCCGCCGAATTACATCGCATGTCCAATCTACTTCGCAAATTACAGCTGGACACCTCTGGGTCACATCGCAGCATGGGACCATGGAAGGATTTATTCAGACGGCGCAGAATACCAGAGCATCAGCTCGGTAGCTACGGACTACGTGGGCTGGGGCGAGTTCTGCGATGGCGCCCGTGTCGTTCAACACGTCTAATCTAGGCAACTAATCGGAGGATCATACATGGCACTACTTGGCGTGGACATCAGCAAGTGGCAAGCAATCGGAGCTGGCGACGAAGCGCCGGACTTCGTTATCGCAAAAGCAACGGAAGGTACAAGCTACGTCGACCCGAATTGCGACGGCCACTTCCAACGAGCCAAAGCACAAAGCAAGAAGCTCGGAGTCTACCACTTCGCAAGGCCGGACCTTTGCGGAGCCAAAGACGAAGCTCGATTCTTTGTCGAGAACATCAAGGGCTACATCGGCGAAGCAATACTGGTGCTGGACTGGGAACAGCCAGGCACGCAGTGGAACGTCGCCTGGGCAAAAGATTGGCTAGACGAGGTCAAGAACCTCACCGGCATCAAGCCACTCGTCTACATGAGCGCAAGCGTGGTCAATCAATACGACTGGAGCTCAGTCGCTGGCGCAGACTACGGCTTGTGGATCGCAGGCTACCCAGACTGCCGCGACAGCTGGGAAATTCCAGACTTCCCATATAGCACCGGAGCTTGGCAAGGCTGCGCAATTTGGCAGTATACCAACGGCAACGGCCGACTCGACCACGACATCTTCTATGGCGACAAGGCCGCCTGGGACGCGTACGCGACTTCTAAGGGCGTTGTAAAGCCAGACCCGACTCCAGCACCAACTCGCAAAACAAACGAGCAACTAGCGGATGAGGTAATCGCAGGCAAGTGGGGAAACGGCGCAGAACGCAAGGAAAGACTCGAAGCGGCAGGCTACGATTACAGCGCAGTTCAGAAGATCGTCAACCAGAAGCTCGGCGTAAATGACAGGCAATATTACACGGTTCAATCTGGCGACAACTTGAGCTCGATCGCAGAGCAGTTCGGCACGACATGGCAACAGCTCGCAAGCTGGAATAAGATTTCAAACCCGAACCTAATCTTCCCAGGCCAAGTCCTGAGGGTGAAATAAAGGAGGAAAGCATGGCAACCAAGAAAACGACAAAGCAAACACCGTCAATGATTCCAATGAGCAACAAGACCTACGATGCCCTGAAGATCGTGGCGATCATAATTCTGCCACTGGTCCAAACTTTGTACGTAGGACTCAGCAAAATCTGGGGCTTTGGATTCGGCGATCAGATAAACGCAACGATTCAGCTCATAATCGGCGCAATCAACGTCATACTTGGCGCGGCATTAGTCAAAAGCTCGAGCGACTATCACAAGGGCGACGCCAAGAAATAAGACCACAAGGGCTTCGCGCCCTTACGCCTGCCGCCAAACAATAACAAAAGATTCTTTCGGTTATCTTCTACCGGCGGTAGGCGCGAGGACGTGAGCCTCGAACATTCCAGAAGAGGAGGGGAACGCGATGAAACTTGACATTTTCATCGACATCCGCGAACGAATCGATAGCCGAGAGCTCTGGAAAGAACTCGAGAGCACCGGCGTCAACGTCACAGATCTAGGCGCAAACACGCTCATCTATGGCACCGTCCCGGCGAGGGAAATCACATTCATCCTACTGACCTGCCTCAAATTCGGCGGAGCGATCGTCACAATCGCACCACACAGCCGATAAAACCAAGCCCTGGCACGCGCTAGGGCTTATCCCTGAAAAAAATCACACAATGTAAGGCAAAAAGGGCATCGAAAAATCACACAATGCAAGAAATCATCATCGCAGCAATCAGCGCGGGCCTGCCAATGGTCACCACAATCGTGACGAGCTGCCTAAACGCAAAGACGGCAAGAATGAACGCTGCCAAGTCGAGCATCCTTCAGCTCATCATGGAGGACAGAATGGACTGGCGAGATGGCAAATTCCCGAGGAACTACCAGGCGGTCCTTCACGAGTTCGACATATACACAAAAGCCGGCGGAAACTCATACGTCAAGGAGCGCGTCGAAGAATACAAAGAATGGTATGCAAAAATCGAGCAAGAGCGACAGCAGGACCAAACCGTGTTACACTAGAAGCGGTGAGGGCCTTTGTGATGATCCGCTCTCAACCAGGCTCCCATCCGGGAGCTTTTCTGATGCGCCCGAAACAGCAAACAAAATGAGACAAAAAATGGAACTTATAGACACACGGAGCAAAGAGCAAAAGGAAGACACGAGAAAATTCACGATCATCCTGGTCAACGAGCGCGGGGAGCTTGAGGCCTACTTCCTCAGGTCGGGAGTACACGAGGGCAAAAACATCCAATGGTGCAGTCGCTGCATCTGGCAATTCGACACCTTTGACGAGGCGCTAGATTTGATCAAGACGCTCGACGAGAAAGGCTTCAAGGCCGGCGGTGACATCCAGATCGTACCAATCGAGCGCTGCATTTACTGCGGGGATTGGTACGTAGCACCACCACTCCCGACCGGCGAGCCATTCATCTGCCACTGCCGGCCATGCCAGAAGAGAAAAGAGCTTCAGCGTCAGAAAATGGCGCAAAAACTGTCGAAAAACGACAAAAACCATTGACAAAAGCGCAACGGCTTGATATAATGGAGGTATAAAACAAAGCCCAGACGGGCGAAAGGATCATCACCATGAAACAATTCAAAGCAATCTACGCAACGCAACAGCGCGGCAAATTCTTCACAAAGAAAATCCAGGCGAAGAACATCGAAGACGCCTGGCATAAAGCAGCCTACAACTGGGAGGGCAACCGCTACGGCCGCCAAGGCATCCCAGCACCGCTGATTGAGCTTACAGAATGGGAGGCCTAAAATGGACTACACGAACGAAGAACTCGCGCACGCACGCGACATCATCAACCAGAAGATCAGCGACGAGCGCACCAAACTCGAAGCGATCACGCTACTGAAACCAGACGCAGAGCCACACCCGGTCTGCGTCGAGGGCGAGACCGAGACTGGCTACTACTGCCAGATGATGGTCGACCCGCGCGACATCGCGCCAATCCTGCTCCGCCACAACTTCCCAATCTACAAGGTGCTCGGCGAGGATTTCCCGGACGAGCTCTGGGAAGACCTCGGACGCAAACTCGGACTGGCAACAGTCAACGGCGTGGACTTATAAGGAGGGCGAAGAAATGAGCAAAGAGATCACATTCGCAATCACGATCAAGCACGAGGGTGACGATTGGTGGCTCGCAAGCTACAAGAGACGCAAAGACAACGGCTGGCCAGTCCAGCAATGGTTGAGCCTCCCGGAAGACGCGATGACGAGCTTCAAGACATTCCACGAAGCCGATGCGCTAGCTAAAAAGGTCGGTGGCAAGGTAATCACGAGAGAAGCCTGCCCAACTTGCCACGGCTTACTCAGCAAGCACCCAGCAATCAGCCGAATCGACAACAAGACCAAGATTTGTACTCGATGCGGAATCAAAGAAGCTCTCGAAGATTTTGAGGCGAACAAATAAGGAGATCATCATGGACGACCGAGAAAAAGAGTTCTGGTACGAGCAAGGAAAAGAGGACGGAAAAGGCGAAGCTTACAGAAAAATGCTCGAAGACTTGGGAAAACCTCTCGAAGAGCCGGAAGGCATCAAGCAAATCCGCAAAGAGCTGAAAAAGGACTTCGCAGGGAAAGCAACATCACTTCTAGTTGGAATAATCGAAATTTTACTCGTCGCTGGCTTCGCAATCGGAATCATTGCGGCATTGATGGGGCTATAAAGGAGATCATCATGGAAGAAAAGCCTAAAGATTTCATAAGACTCGAAGACGAAGAGCAAAACAAAAAAGACTCCATAAACTGGCGCGCGGTCGTCTTTTGGATCATCGCGGCATCGCCGATAATAATCGCGTTTGCTTTTGCTTTGATCAACAGAAAACCAGAAACACCGAGGTGCTACGTAAACGAGAGATGCCACTACACCTACGACTACAACCTCTGGGAGTTTTACGAAAGGAAATAAAATGAGAACCTACACAAACGCCAGGCATTGGAAGCAAGAAGCTTACGGACTGGTCCAGGTCAGCTGGAATCCAGAGAAGCAACTGCTTCGCGGGAACTTGGAACTTATAACAAAGAACTACGCGCACGTCCAAGCTTTGAGCGATGCGCCGATCCACGGTGCCACTTACGTGATCGTGCCGACCAGCTCAGACTGCTCCACGCCGGAGCAAATCATCGCCGAGGCCTTCGAGATTTGGAAGAGCGGCCCCGAGAACGCTCGACAAGTCGGCCTAGAGGCGCTATAATAAAAACACTATTCATCAGTCAAATTGCCACCCCCTAAAGGTGGCTTTTTGTGCTTCCGTCCAAGCTCCGAAGAAATCAACTAATTCGGAGGTAAAAAATGGACCAATTCCAAGAACAACGAAACCAAGAGCAGGACGAGCTAGAGCGCAAGTTTCTGGTGATCCCCTTCTCGGTGCTATCAGACGAGCGTTTGACGCCGGTGGACAAGCTAGTCTACGGCCGGGGCTTATTCTTTGAAGAATTCTTCGAGTCGGCAACTAGGACAGCACAAATCCTTGGATGCAGCGAAAATCAGGTCAAGAAAAGCAAGCAGAAGCTTGAAGCGATCGGGCTTCTAGAATGCATCAGCAACGACGGACGAGGCAAAAGATACATAGCCAAGCTCGAAGCCAAAAAACAGGGGAGAGTAGCAAAATTTGCTAATCAGACGGGCAGAATTTGCCACTCAGAAGAGCAAAATTTGCTAACAGAGAATAAAACTGAGAGTAAAGCTGAGAATAAAGTCTTTTTATTGAAAGATAAATCTTTCAATAAGGCGCAAGAAGCGCCAAGTTTAGAAGATTTGAAAGAAGGTCCATTTAATGACGAGCCAGAAGCTCCGAAGCGATACGGCAACGCAGACGTCAACGAAATCCTGGACTTATGGCTGGAAGAAACGGGCTTCGACCATAGAAGCACCAAGCAGGAACGATTCGCGACAAACACTCTGCTCCGCAAATATGGCTGCGAGGCCACCAAAGCGCTTATAAGGCGCGTTGGAGTCGCAAGACGTTCAGACGACCAATTCGCTCCACAAATCGCAAAACCGAGCCAATTAGTAGGCAAATATGAAAAGCTGACGGCCTTGAAGCTATGGGAAGATCGAACAGCCAAGGCAAAAGCAGCCGAAGAACCGTCCGACGAGTACGCAAACTACTGCCGGTCAATGTACTTCAGCGGCAGAAACGCACAGCCAACCGTCGACATCCGACCATCAACGCCAGAAGAGAAGGCCGAAGTTCGCCGGAAAGCCATGGAGATTCGGGCCAAGCTCCCCTTCTACGTGCCAAAGGACCAAAGAAAGGTGGACTTCTAAATGAACGATGGAACCCCACAAGCAGACCCAAAGCCGACCTTCTACGTCTTCAAGAACAAGGACGGCAAGTGGACCAAGACAGACCCATCCTTGACCAAAGAAATCAACAGGCACATCTTCTACTACAAGGACTTCGACTGCCAAGGCTTCAACTTCATCCCTCAATGGGATGAGCCGGAATTCAAGTCAACAACCAAGCCGGCGTGGTACCTATCGAAGGAAGGTGACGTCAAAGTGCGCTGGACGATCGTGGTGAACGAACACAAGAAGATCCACCATGGATGCACTACACTAAAGGACGGAAGCTGCCTTCAGCAATGCCCGGCAAGAGTTGGCTGGGATCCAGTCAAGAAGTTCTGGACGATCGTCGAGCCTCCGAACAAAGCAACAGGCGAACAGATGCGGAAATTTGTGAACAATTTCAAACATTAAGAGGAGGTAAGAGAGGAGGGCAAGATGCCCAACACATACCAAGTTTTAAGTGAGTCAGACCAAATCTGGCAGAAGGCGTTGGCACTTCAGATAGCCGAAGAAACGCGCCTGCCAATTCCCCGAGTGCTAATGCTCGAATGGTCGCAAGTCGCAGGGAACAGAATCCAGACGAGAAGCAGGGAAGCTGAACTTCAACCGCTCACAGCGGCGGCGCTCAACAGGCTTCCCTGCAACGGAAGATTCGTCTTCAGTAGTTCCCCATTCCCACCGATCGTGCCGGATGCGTACCTCGAAGGCGCCAAGAGATGGTGCAAGAAACAGAGTCGTAGAGGTTTCTTGAGCCATTGAAAACTTAAAAGCTGATATAATCGAGTCACAGCTGAGATGCTTGGAGTGGCGGGGCGAATGCCTTAAATATCGACCATCTTCGCAGCATCGAACCGCCCACCGAATGGCAACACCGCAAGGTGCTGGAAACCTAAGGTGGGCGGTTTTTGTTACAATAGACTCGAGAATCCTACTTCTCCGTCCAGCGCTCGGAACGAGAACTTGAGAGTCTAAGAGTGCGACTATAACACTTCTTCCAGGGAACGAGCGACCCCTGGTAGTTTTTTGCGGTATAATAATAACGACAGTACGCATCTCAAACATGTCGACATATCACTTTTGGCTCCGCCAGGAGTGATTTTTTTGTTACAATGGAATCAAGCCGAAAACCTAGAGCAGAACCTCTGACTATTGAGCGTTAAGCCGTGGGTGATACCGCTAATCAATACTTCGGGTAAGGTTTCAAATGAGCGAGAGATTGAGATAAAAATGCCAGGCTCTGTCAATCCAGTAGGCATACGGAACTCACAACACCGTTAGTAGTTGTGAAGATTGAAAAGCAAAAAACGGCCTCGTATTCGAATGAGGCTGTTTTTTGTAGGGCGACGGATTGACAAAATGGCTAGCATTTGGTAGTATAAAGACAACGAACGAACAACGCAGCACCTGGAAAATTGAAACAAACACGAACGGGCAAGCCCGGCGGATCATCTACCCACAATGTCGCACAATGTATAGAGCAAGACTTCAACTGCGACACAATAAAAATACGACATTCGCAAGGCCAGCCCAGAAGCTGGCTTTTTTGATCGGGGCTTGGACTTGGCAAAAACTGATGAGTAGTCAAAACCCCAACGGAGGAAGCGAGCAGAGCGACGCGCAAGAGATGGAAGCGGTCGCCACTAACGGAATCCACCAAAACAAACACAACCGAGCAAAGCTCGAGAAAGACAAAAAACATGAAACGAAAAGCACGAACACTTGTCATAATCGCAGGACTAATCGCAGCCATGCTACTGGCCGAGAAGATCGACAACGACTTCGAGGCCAAGAACACGCCACGAGAAGCCTGCAACTGGATCGCAACTCCAGATGGCACAAGCAGGTGTTTATAAAGAAAAGAATCAAAGGAACAGAAATGGCAGGAACACACGAAGGTGGGCAGAGAGCTCGAGAAACGAATCGCAAGAAATACGGTCGCGACTTCTACGCAGAGATTGGCCGCAAAGGTGGAAGGAATGGCCACACCGGAGGCTTTGCGAGCGAAGCCATCGGCAAGGATGGACTTACTGGAAGCGAACGCGCAAAGGTCGCAGGAGCTAAAGGCGGACGCAAGAGCAGAAGAGGCCCTGCCAAGAAGGGAAATTAAATGACAGCAGAAAAGAAAACGCTGGCCGCCAAGATTGCGGCGATCAGCAAAGACCTGGGAGCGATTCGGAAGGCTGGCCACAACAAAGAGCAAGGCTACGACTTCATCGAATACGCAGCAGTTTCAGGCAAGCTTCGCGAACTTCTCGATAAGCACGGAGTCGCAATCATACCGAGCGTGGTCGACCGTGAGCGCGACGATATAACGAGTAAATATGGTGCCAGGGGCTACCATTACACGCTCAAGATGCACTTCACGATCGTAAACGCAGACGATAAAGAAGACACGATCGAATCCGACTGGCTCGGCGAATCGACCGACTACGGCGACAAGGGCGTAAACAAAGCCGAAACATCCGGCGTCAAATACTTCTACATGCGACTTTTCAACATCAGCGAGAAGAGCGACGCAGACAACGACCCAGACGCAAGCTCGGGAAGCTTTGAAGAAACAAAGCCAGCCAAGGCTAAGAAGGTCGTCAAAGCAGACCCACGACTCGACTTCGACACGATCCGCGAAACTTGCGCAGGAATCGACGACATCGAGAGTCTTGAGAACTACTGGAGGGAAGTCGCCGGACTAAAGCCAAGCGCAGGCGCAGTGCCGTATATCAAGGGCATCTTCGCAAATCGCAAGGCCGAGATTGGAGGCGACAATGCCTAAAGAACTGCAAGAACCGCTGGGCTATTACGCAGCTCAGCAGGTAGAACGAACTCACCAGCTAATCGAACTGCTCGGGCGCTATATCAACAACAACGAGCCAACCGGAACAATACTCACGGCAGCGCAAGAACTAAACAGAACGACCTGGGATTTGAAAAACGCAATAGAACGAGATTTAGAAGAACGAAATAATCCAGAGGAACAGAAATGAAAAGAGAGATCATCGCAACCACCTTCATTGTCATCTTGCTACTTGGAGGAATTGGCACACTAGACGCTACGGCGAAGAAGGACACAATCGAGGCAATCTTCGCAGCAGCAGGCCTTATGACTGGCTCGCTGGGAATCTTGCTCTGCTACATAGTCGAAGCAATTCAGGTAAGCACGGCTGCGATCATAGCAGCACAAATCAGCGACAAATTCGGCAAGAGGCTCAAGAAGCACGTGAACAAGAATCTGGAGAAGGAGGGATTCGATGGAGATTTCTAAAGACCGCTACGAAGAAGGCAAGGAGGCTGATGATTAGCTTCGAAGAAATCATGACCACCTGCGAAGAAAAGCAAATCGGCACATGCGTCCGAAAATGCGCCCAGAGCAGCGTCGAAGAGGCTAAGGAAGCAATCAAGAACCACCCAGGCCTCGACCTAGAAATCATGCAGGTCAAAAACTACGGCATCGTCATCGCCATCAAGCCAAAGGACTTCAAGACAACGCCAGGCGACATCGAAGCGATCCGCGTCAAGGGCTACAAGTCGCTGAAGAAAATATTCAAGGGGAACAAGTAATGGACAGAGATGAAGAAGAAATAAGAAGCGAGCAGATACGCGAAGAAATTCAGAAGCCGACCATCCTGCCATATAACGAGAACGCCAACGGCGGAAGATGGTGGGAGGACTAAATGGAACTTGTGACATTCTTCACACAATTCGGATTGAGCTTCTTGATCGGAATTCTTGGCGGAATCCTAGCATTCGTTACCTGGGACTTCACAGTCGACAAGATCGCGCACATGCGCATCAGGACTTGGTCAAAGGAACAAGCTTTGAAGAACCGAGCATTCGCAACCGATGAGCTGATGCTCGAAGCAGACAAACTCATGCACGACGAGAACGAATCAGACGCCGCTCGGGAATTTGCCAAAAGAGTCTACATAATCGGACGGGTCGCCGAAAGCGAAGATAAATAAAATCAAAAAACGCCTTCAAGGCACACAGGCGTAAAAGAGTCACTGCAGCACATGCAAAACGCGAGATTGCGGAGCCTTAGCGTTATTTCTAATCAGGATTGGAAAAGACGAAAGCTAGTATTCAGGCTCCGCTGAACTACGATCGCACTTACCCCTGCTCAATTGACCATAGACTGAGCAGACGCGATCGTGACCCCGGCGCAAACTTGTCAATTTTTCAGGTAGAAATATTCTCTTTTTAACTGCGCCGGGTCTTGCCAGCAACGCCCCTAAAGGACGAAACTGGCACCACCTCAATTCATGCCGAAGCCTGGCTCTTCTACATAAAGCTTCGGCAGTATCTGAAACGCAGGCGTGAGCTAAGGAAGCTGGGTTCTGGTAGGTTTCCGGCATCCTCGCAGCCTGCACTCTTCTAAACGCCCAGCTTCTCCAGATAAACAAGTCCCTGTTTATATCAGCTGGGCGACATGGCCTGAGCGGCTAACACGACCGCAACGGCCACCATGATTATGACGCCCGACCCAAGCTCCCCAAGCGGTCGGGCAACAAGGAAACAAACAATGCAAGAGATTATAAAGCTGAGATTTGATGGACAAGTCCTCGCAAAGAAGAACCGGCACATGGTCGCTAAGATTGGCAACCACGCCTTCGTGAAGCCAGACAAAGAAGCCCAGGCCAACGAAGCAGACATGGTGAAACAATTCAGGATTCAGCTAATGGCCACTAAAAGGCGCGTAAAAGCGATCCAGACCAAAGAACGCCGAGTGCTTGAAGCTAAAGCTTCGGGCGAAACTTACGAGATCGACATCACAATCACGCAACCAAACATGGTGCGCCGAGATTTGGACAACCAAGCCTCGACGATCATGGATGCCCTTACAAGAGCCGGAGCAATCGCAGATGACTGCTGGCAATTTGTAAGAAAAATCACAGTCCAAGCCGGTGGCGTTTCGAAGACGCCAGGCGCAGACATAACAATCACAATCAACCAAGGGAGGTAAAGCTGGGAAGATACCGAATGAGCGAGATCATCATCCGCGACTTCGAGGAGCTCACCATCGTGATCGAAGATCGCAACACAATCTGGGCGCTTCCGAAGCATTCGAAGCCCAACGTAATCTTCCACAGGTGGTACGGACCACTTGGCACATTTGAAAATTGGCGACGCTTCCGCGAGCGGATGCGCGCAAACAAGAAAATCACGCTCGCCGACTGCTACCGACTAGCAAACCGCTGGGAGGTGCAGATGCAGGGAACCACAAGACGCCCTGAAGCTCTAAAACACGCAACATTTGACGGAAAGGACAAGCAATGATCGAAACGAGAAGCGAAACCTTCGCGGTCGAAGTCTTCGAAGCTTGGATG